CTAAAGTCCTTAAACTTGATAATGCTGTATCGACCGACTTAGTTACCCCAAGGGCGGCTGTTCCAACTAATTTTTGATTGACCTCGCCGAAGCCAACAATTAAAGCGTCGATTAAGGCTTGAGCGGAAGTAAGACCAGTATTTCCTAAAACTCCCATAATAATTTTTATGCCATCAACTATTTTAGTCATTTGAGCGTTTATATTAACTACCTCGGCTTGGGCTCCAGCCACAAACGCTTGCGCCATTGCGACTGAATTGCCGTAGAAGGTATTGCTCATTTGAGTTCCAAAAGATTCGGCTTGGGTATTTATTTGTGAGTAAAGGCTGTTTATTTGCGCAATTTGGTCTGCACTGGCAGTGGCTAGTAAAGCAGCGGTTTCACTTGCCGCACCTGGGCCAGCCTCAAGTAATTGTTGTATGTATTCTTTGTTTAAGCCAGCCGCTAATAAACTTTGGATATTCTTTCCAAATGAAACTATCTGAGTCAAGCGTTCAGTTAATTGTTTAGTTATCGAATCAACACCTGTTGTAGCCTTTTTAACTTGGCTAATTACTAATCCGCTTGCGGTTTTAGTTACTGTCAAAACGGCTTTGGTATCTGCGTTAGATAAAGTTACTAAAGCCTTAGCAAAGTCTTTGATACCGCCAGTTAATTTCTGCTGGAAGTTTGCTTGGCTTTCTAGTACTTGGGCTAAATCATCTTCGGCTTGCTTTAAGGCATCAACGGCAAGTGTGCGCCTTTTCGCCAACTTAACTAAAGCGGCTGTTTGGTAGGTTCGCCAAATGGCGTACGAAGCAACTCGCCAAAGCGCTTCATTGCTGAGGCTCGCTCTTCAATTGCCTTTTCTAAGGCGCTATTGGCTTCACTTATCTTCTGTTGAATATCTTCAATTTGACCTGCGACTTTGGCATATTCTTCCATCATCACTCTTACATCGGCATTAACTTTATCGAAGGCGGCTCTTAATTTAGCCAAAGCAGGACCGCTTAACATCTTGCCTTTAGCCTCGAATACTGCCGCTAATTTATCTAACGCTCCCATTACTGAACTACGAGCGGCATCTGCGCCTTTCATAAAGGAGTCAGAGAATTCAAACTTCATAAAATCCGAATAATTATTGACGGCCTCTTTTAAGTTTTGTTGCATTTCAGCGAGTTTTTTAGCGGCGGCTTCAGCGGCTTTTTGGGCTTTAGCATCTACTGCGCCTGGGCGATTAGACTTTCCAAGTGCAGCAAGGTCGGGCATAATCGGTGCCATCTTGTCTTCTTTAGGTCCTGAAACCTTCTTTTTAGCCAACCCATCTAAGTTCTTAGAAAAACCTTCAACTTTAGCGGCGGCATCATCAAAGAATTTACCGACACCTTTAGTCATATTAGACAAGCCATCATAGGCTTTTTTGGCGTCTGGGTTGATAAAGCCAAGAATCTTTAGAAATAGTTTCATTGGCCCTGTAATTAAATTTACAAAGGCTTCGGCTAATACACCAACGACTTTAATTACAAAACCTATAACTTTTAGTCCAACTTTACCAATGGTGATTACCATTTTTCTAAATGCGTCAGACTTATTCCATAACATCATAAAGCCTGTCGCTAATAACGCAACGGCGGCTACTACAAGGCCGATAGGATTCATACGCATAATTAAATTTAGAGCCTTAAATGCCTTAGAGAGTTTAGTTGTAGCCAATGTTTTGGCGGCTGTCATAGCCAGCATAACTTTGGAGTAAGCGTTGTAAAGAGCAACCTCCTACCGCCGTAACTGCCCCGACTAAAACCTGAAAGAAAGCCGCATTACGCTGTATAAAACGCCCAATAGCGCCTAAAGTTTGAATGAAAGCAATTACTGCCCCAACAGCAAGTTTTATAGCAGGAACTAATACTCCAGTAAATACAGGAGCAAATACAGTCGCAATGGCTCTACCAAAGTCGAATAAATTTTTTAGCAGACTTCCAATAAAGTTGATAAAATTTTGAACAGAAGTTCCGTCTCCCAATTTCGCCTGTAATCTTTCTAAAATAGGAGTTAAGTTAGTTTGCATGTAACTGGTAACATTAGTCATTACAGGCAAAAGAGCATTTCCTAAAGCCTCTTTAGTATCGTCAACGGCCAGTTTGAATTTTCTTTGAGCAATAGCGGCTGGACCGCCTGCTGTTGCCGCAAAATCTCGGTAAGTAGTTTCTAAGACTTTTACGATACCTGCGGCTCTTTCACTTTCAGTTCCCGACTTAATCATTTTTTTAGTTTCGGCGTCTAATACGAAACCTGTTCTCGTAAGAGAGGCAAATTGGCCGTTCAATGCTTGCGCAAGGCCGTTAGTCATACTTCTAAATTCGTCAGCACTTGCGGCAGCGCCCTTTTCAGCAACTACATAATCCAAAATAGCAGGAGTTAAAGTAGCAATAGTGCTTCCATGCAAATCGAAAGTCGCTAATTGCGATTGAACTACTGTTATATTTTCTTTAGAGATACCTGTTAATGCTTCGAGGGCTTTGCCTTGTTGAAATAAAATCTGTATCTGCGCCTCTGTTGCCCCATTAGTATTTAAGAGTAATTTTCTTAATCTATTTTGAGCAGCAGCGGCTTGTTGGGCGGCTTGAACTGAATCTCGCCCTAATTTCAACGCATAAGCGCCAGCGGCTGTTGCGGCTACTGTAAAAGCCAGCCGTAATTTATTAGTTAAAACCCCTGAAGTTTTGTTTGCGGCAACGCTAACTTTATTAGTAGAATCTGCCGCTTTCTCCATGGCAGATGTAAATTGAGAGGTGTCGGCCTTTAGACGAGCCAGTACATCTACAACTGACATCTAACTTCACTTCCTTCTTTTGGCCTCTTGCTCTTGTTCCCATATCCGCAACCGCTCAAGTGATTCCCACTCCGCTAACTCAATAGCGGAGATAGGTTGAAAAGTTGAACTGCCGTATAAAAGTTCCTCGACAGTTCTACCTAAGCGTTCTGCGAGTTCGAAGACGAATCTTCGGTAGCCGTTGCGGAGGAATCTTTTCCCACTGCGTCAGCGCTCTCCTGCGTAAAACCCGACAACCTCATACCAACGGCGGCTAAGCGGTCTAATGCTGTAGCGGCTTTGGCTAATAAAGCGTCACGATCTGCGGGCTTAAAAATTTGTTCGCCTTTATCGATATCAAACGACGTAGCAATTACAATTTCGGGATATACAAATTGGAGATTAACTCCGCCTTTGTTGTCAATCGCTAAATCCATGATGCGTGTGCGCTCGGCACCAGTCATACCACGAACTTCTACTTTTACGCCCCACTCTGGAACATCCACAATTTCTGATGGAATATCCTGAGCAGATAAGATTTGGTCTCTAATGGACACGTTTTCTCCTTTTGGTCTCGTTGGACTCGGTTATCGGGATTCTACTAGGTTTTTAATTATTATGCGTAAGCCCCGCGAGTTACGGCGCCTGTAATCTGAAACTCTGCTGAGTAAGTAACAATGTCGCCCACTCCTGCTGCGGTTTCGTAAGATGTTAAGAAGCACTCACCTGTGTATTTTGTATAAGTCGAAGTTGAACCTTCAGGACCATACTCGAATGAAAGGCTTGCCTCTGCTCCTAATACTCCAGCCAAATATCCATCGACTGTGGCGTCGAAGGAACCTTCAATGCTGATAGTTTGGTTCTTAAATCCGACTACATAAGTACGGTCAGATGAACCGAATGATGTAGTTTCTAAAACTTCAGCCTCACGAGGAAATGAAACTGAGTTTAGGGTGTCGCTGATATTTCTTAGTGTTCCGCCTGAGTCATCAATTTTGAAGACGGCGGCTTTACCGTGACGAAATGTTGGCATTTTTTTATCTCCTTGAGAATGCGATGCTGAATGTGATTGAACCTGTACCAGCCCCTGGAGTTACCAACGCACGCACATAACGATTGATAGTTGTTCCTGAGGCAACGACTGAGCGTTGAGCAGTATTAGTGCTAATGCCAATAGTCGTGAAAGTAACTAAGTCCGCCCAAGTTGAGTTATCAGCCGAGTGTTGGACTTTCGCTACTACTGTTGCTGAGCGAGTGTTGGCAGTTACATGCAAATGGGCAACGGCTCCAGTATTTGAAGACGCAGCATTATCTACACTGCTACCTGTTGATGTACTTGTAGCGGCGACTTTGCAAGCAAGCCAAACGCCATAGTCAAGTCCATTATTCGCTACCGCTTCGCCCGAAACGGCAACAACATCTGTTAGTGGGCTACTTATCTCATAACCAGTAGAAGCGGAGTCCACAAGAACCGCCCTACCGCCGACAGAAGTGCTGTCGCTTGATGTACTAATTATTTTGTTAGTTGTATTCCCTAAAGCGCTTTCCAAAATTTCATCTACTGCGTCGGCTGTTCCGTCAAATAATCCTTCGAAAGAGATAGAACCATCTGAATGACCGACGATAAAGGTGCGGTCAGATGAACCGAAAGTAGTAGTTTCAGGGGTTTCAATAGTGTTGCTGACAGAAACGCTATTCAAAAAGGTAGTTAAGTCGAACTCGTCAGCAAATAAAACAGTATTTTTACCATGGCGAAAGGTTGGCATTATTTCTCCTCAACTGGACGTTGGTGTGGGGTTCCATCTTGAACAAAGCCGTCCCCATCAGTATCTTGCGCATTAGCGTCAAATGGCTCTTCAGCGGCAACAGGGGCTGGAACTTCTTCAGTGATTATTTGTTTAGTTGAACTCTTTGACTTACCATCGGCTAGTTCAATCAAGCCTTGGTCGAGTAACCATTTTGCTGATTTTTCTGGAATATCTGAAACTACGCTTCCCGCTTCGGCACGCTTATCAGGCGGATAGTCGAGGCCCGCTAGTACTCGGTATTGGGTCATGTAACGCCTCCTTTAGGCAACACGGACCCAACTACCTTAGACCTCAAAGGGCTCTATATGTAGCGGGGTCTCAATGGACTCGGTAAGACAAGATTAGCACCATTAAAGGATATAAGGTGGCTAGACTTACTTAAGTAATGCTATGTCTGTAACTCTAATTTCAGGATACATACAAAAAGTTAAAACGCCTGACTCTGATTTTTCGCCAGTTATCTCTTGCCACCAATCACTACCACCATCCATAGCGGGTGCTTGGAGCCAAACGCAACCGCCCCAATCCGCAACTCGGAAATGGTGATAATGCCCTGAAACTAATACATCAGCACCGCCTACATGTTGGCGACCTAATGCTTGCCCTTCTAGCCATCTCCTTAGTTTTTGTTCAACTCCTTGTCCGCCTCTTCGAGCGGCATGGCCGTGTGTAATGCCGAGCACCCAACCTGCTACTTC